CTGGTAACATTCGACACTGGAACGATCATTACACACCACCACATTATGAACGTATTCGTGACTGAACCTTGCCCTTACAATTCGGCAAGAGTATTACCTGACAAACACATTGTCAAAATGCCTTTAGAGACATGTCAAATGTTATCAATGGTTTATTCCAAATGGTACTTTGATTGGGGTCAATTAACTAAGAAGGATGGAACACCCTATAAAACAGAGAAGGGCGCCTTCAAGGGTCATCCCTGTACCGCCTGGGCAGCAGAAAACATATACAACACTGCATGGTTGATTGCACATGGGTTTGGATTAGCTAATGAATATACAGAAAGATACGATAAAATACATACATGTGAAGAACCATTGTTAGAAGCAGAAGAAATATTCTATGAAAAAACTGGACAACTTCCAAATGATTGTTATCATAAAGCAGTAAGATTTCCTCGTGCTATGCCTGAGGAATGGAAGTTTGATGATAGTATAGACACCTTTGTTGCATACAAAAGATACATTGCATCAAAGACATGGGCTGCAACTAACTATCTTCGCATACCTGATCGCAAACCAGAGTGGATACAAAATGGATAAAAAAATAAAAGACTTTATTGAGAAATGGAAAAGACGTTTGAGATTTCCTAAACTACCACCACCAAAAGCCTGCCCTGCATAAAATGAAATTAACAAAAGAAATTATTGATCAGATACAAGAAGCAATGCTTCACACCAAAAAGAATGGTGATATTAATTGGGAAGACGGAGATGACATTGAAGTCAATCTTGCAGGGACATTTGCCGCTGATAAATTTATTGTTATAATCAATAGAACAAAGAGTAGCACAACAAAAAGATGAAGGAATTTGATTATGAACTCGATTACAAAACCCTTGATTTTACAGATGAAGAAACTCGCAAACTTTATCGTATTGGAAGGGGAGAACAAGGAGTACTATTGGTTAGGCCTTATACTAACGATATATGTACTTATTGGAAATTTAGAACCCCAGAGATTGCAGTAGAATCCTCTAACCATATCTTCGGCATGTATCTTGACTACCGTGATGAAGAAGATTTCATCGGTATGGATATGTGTCGTAAATTTTTAGAGATGGGATTTACCCGATCAAGGCGTTACGCTAACCATCACACAGGAAAGAAATATGATGATGAAGGCAATGTAAGACCCCAAGAACCAGATCATGCTACTTGTGATTATGCTAAGTCTGCAAAAGTATTTAAGAAAGTTAGGGACGTTGTTGCTAAAAGTGACACCTATGTTAAAATGAGAAAACAGTGGAGATCGAATGAGTGATTTTTTATGGGTCGAAAAGTATCGACCAAAGACAATTGAAGAATGTATTCTACCCACGAATACTAAGAAAACATTTTCAAGTTTCTTAGAGAAAGGTCAAGTTCCAAATTTACTTCTTGCAGGCCCTGCTGGTTGTGGTAAAACAACAGTTGCAAAGGCATTGTGTCATGAACTTGGTGCTGACTTCTATGTAATTAACGGATCTGATGAAGGTAGATTTCTAGACACAGTTAGAAATCAGGCAAAGAACTTTGCATCAACTGTATCTTTAATGGGTGGTGCAAAACATAAAGTTATCATCATTGATGAGGCAGACAATACAACTCATGATGTTCAACTTCTACTTCGTGCAAACATTGAAGAGTTCTATGGTAATTGTAGATTTATATTTACTTGCAACTATAAGAACAAGATAATCGAACCACTACATTCTAGATGTGCGGTTGTAGATTTTTCTATCAAAGGCAAAGAGAAACAGGAGATTGCAGTTAATTTCTTTAAGAGATTAAACTTTATTCTTGATCAAGAAAGAGTTGAGTATGATAAGAAAGTTATAGTAGAACTTATTAATAAACATTTTCCTGATTGGAGAAGAGTTCTTAATGAATGTCAAAGATACTCCGCCAGTGGTAAGATAGATACTGGCATATTGGCAACATTTTCGGATGTGTCAATCAATGATCTCACTAAAAATTTAAAGGAAAAAAACTTTCCCGAAGTTCGTAAATGGTGTGTAGATAATTTAGACAATGACCCTGCTATACTTCTACGTCGTATATACGACTCTCTATATGGTTCTCTCAAGAATGCCAGTATCCCTGCTGCAGTTCTTATCATTGCTCGATATCAATATCAGATCGCCTTTGTTGCAGATCAAGAGATTAATCTCCTTGCTGCACTCACGGAAATAATGTTGGAGTGTGAATTCAAATGAAAGAAGATATTTTACCTATCCTTATGAAATACTTTAAGGTGTATAGAGGTAAAGAACAAAACAGTAAAAACATTTTTCTATGTTGTGATGAGTTATTAGAGGTTCTTAAAAAATGAAGGAAACTAAATGGACTGCACATATAATGTTAAATTCAAACAGATTAACAAGAGTTGAATTCTTTTCACCATCCAATTTAAGAGAAGATGCAGAATCTACTGTCAAAGCATTATATGGTGTAACTGATGTTCGTCAGTTAAGGAGGTTATGGTCATGAATTGTTGGCACTGTGACACTGAACTCATCTGGGGAGGAGATCATGATCTTGACGATTTTGAAGATTCGGAGTATGATATAGTTACAAACCTATCATGTCCCAAATGCGAATCTTACGTTGAGGTTTATCATAGGATTAAAAACAAATTATGATTTTTTTAGCATGTCCGCCAGTTTATACTTTGCCTGGCACTTGGAGTGATCCAGAAAAAATTGCAAAGTGCAATGATACACTCATACCACATTTTACATTCAACCCTGATTATACCTTTGGTATATCAATTGCAGTGATTACTATTCTGTTAGCCTTATATGGCGTATATAGAGGTTTCTTTGCAAACAAAGGATTAGCTGATCCTTGGGATGATCATGATGACTAAGAAAAAGGACAAAATGGGAATAAGAACACAAATTAAAGAAAACGCTTACTATTATTTTTGGGGTGCATTAACTGTTATAGTTGTGTCAGGTCAAATATATATCGGTAACAGTTATCGTCAATTATCACATGACTTGCGAGATCTGACTGAAGTGATTACAATCAAGATAGAACTTGATGAACTCAGAGAGTCACAACCTCGTGGATTTGTTTATTAAATTATGATTATTAGTGAGTCTGATGCTGCATATGCAGCAGACAAGTTCATCGATTACTTCTCTAACATGGGTCGAATCGATGAATATCTTCGTAATGTGAAAATAGAAAGAATGTCAAAGATGCCTTCATATCTGCCAGGCTGTGGGCCTGAGGATGATATGTTTGATTCATTTGACATGCATCCAAATGATATGAACTTTAAAGTTTATACTGCTGGAAAAGAAGATAGTTTTACAAATGAATACTTTAATGAAAGGTTGCAGATAACAACCTCTCATGCGATTGAGGATTCAATTCCTGGCAAGTCTCTTAAGTGGATTGTCATGGAAACAAATACAAATAAGATAGTTGGATTTATTAGATTTGGATCTCCAACTATTAATTGCAAACCTCGTAATGATTGGTTAGGAAGACCACCTGAGTTAAGACGATTTAATCGTCATGCAATCATGGGGTTTATCATTGTGCCAACTCAACCTTTTGGGTTTAATTATCTTGGTGGCAAATTACTTGCACTCCTTTCTTGCTCCCATGAAGCCAGAGAACAGTTAAATAGTAAGTACAATTCAGACATTTGTTTATTTGAAACTACATCTTTGTACGGAACATCTAAATCATCCTCTCAATATGATGGACTTAAACCATATATGAGATACAAAGGTTTGACTCAAAGTGATTTTACTCCGTTACTACATGACAATATATTCAAAGACTTAAATAAATGGTTTATAGAAAGGAACAACAACAAACTCTTGATCAAGGAGAACGCATCCAGTCGCAAGTTAAAAACACAGCAAAAGATGATATCAATCATCAAGAAAAACTTGTCTTCTCAAAAGGCTGTGGAATTCCAAACTGCGATTGTAAATGCAAAAAATCTGACTGAAAAGAAAAGAGTCTATTTCAGTGATTATGGTTTTGCTAACTCAAGAGAAGTTATTCGTGGAGATGCTGATGTTCTTGAAAAGAATCCTATCAACTTTGATAAATTCTATCAAGATAACCTGATCAAGTGGTGGAAGAATAAAGCTTCCAAACGATATGATAATCTTAAATCAAATAACAATCTTAGAACAGAGTTAGAAGTCTGGTCTAAGAATCATGACATAGACATAATAAGATGATCCGAACAATTATCCGAAACATTCCAGTCACTGATATTGGAAGAGACTTCACAACAGAAGAAAAAATCAGAACAATGACCTATACAAAGTCAGAGGTTGATGGTTTGATTGCTGCAGCTGTGCAAGATGCAATTGCTGAGGCAAGGAAGATTGATGAAGCATCAATGGCAAAACATAATCGTGATGCTACTGTTCTGAGTATGATTCTTGGATTTACTGCACTCGCTTTGTTTGTAGATGGATTGTTGAGATTACTAGGCGTCATTCCACCATTCATGGACATTGATATAGATGTCTTAGATAAAATTGTAGATAGAGTTGAGACTGATGTTATAGATAGAATACGACAAGTACCTATACAAAAATTATTTCATCGATGAATGATACTCTAATTTTTATCTATCTTGTATTTTTTGTAGCACTATTTGCTGCTACCTTTGCATTTATGTTTAAGGTAATGACAAGTACATTGTCTGAGATGGATAAAAAACCTGTTAAATCATATGGTGATGCGATGAAACCGTATAAGATACCAGCACCACATCCAGAGATGGAAGGTGTAAAGACAGGAGATGAGTTATTAATATTCACACCAGAAGAATATTACGAAGATGATGATGAAGACGATGATGACGGAATTATTATCCGAAAATAAATTATGACAGAAAAACTTTATGATGATTCAAATTGGAGAGAGGATGCAAAACTCCATACACATAATGCTCATGAATTAGAACTTCTAGAAAATGGGCCAAAGAGTTTATCTCAATCATGGCATCTCCAAGCACTCTATAGTGATTGGAAAAAAAGAAAAGGTTATAACAAACTAGACCCAAAAGAAAATAAGGGTCAAATGCAATCTTCTCTAAAAGAATTTTTTCAAACAACAGACCAACGTGATCAAGGTATTTAATTATGAATGAAGAACCGACAGACTTATACGAAGATATGAGAACCCTCAACAGCCTCTATGAGGAACTGTGTTGGGATCATACAGAAATCTTGGAGTTTACTCCAGACTTTAAAAATGATCAAATTATTATTAAACGTAAAACTACATTATGAACAAATTTTCACCTTCACATTATCAAAGAGGTAAGATTCAAGTCTGGGATTTTATTGCAGATCAAGAACTTGACTTCTTTACTGGTAACGTAATTAAATATGTTTGTCGTGCTGGACATAAAGATCAAGAGGGAGAACTAGACGACCTTAAAAAAGCAAAGGTCTATATTGATAAAAAAATTGCCTTATATAATGA